GGGGTGTTAACCTGTTTTCCCTCAGGGGTGATAATTTACGAGTCGCTTTTTCCCTAGCGACTGAAGCCGGATACGTTAACCTGTTTTCTTCAGGGTTTGTGACAGTTGTCTCTGCAAGTGACTCACAGCGATGAGCCGAAAGCTGCCATAGCAGCCCTAGCAGCAATCTTAATGAAAGGTTGGGCCTTATTGAGATCGGCCTGGGCTAGCAAGGCACCGACCGGGTCAAGCTGGACGACGGGAGTATCGGGGACGAAGATGGTGCCAGAGGACACATCGGGTGAGCCCTCAAGATGGTATATCATCTCGACGTCAAGTACGGCGGTGTTGGCGGGAAAGCCAGAACCGCCGATCACAACACTGGTCCAGCCGTCACACATGAGGTAGGATGCGTCACCAGGCTGCACATAAACGGCAGACGTGGTGGCTTGCATATCCGAGCCCCAATAGGAGTCGGCGGCATTACGGAAAACGAGTCCCATTGGATCAGTAACCTTGGGACGTACCTCAACTCCACCTTCAGCAAGCACCATGCTCTGATGACGAGCGTGGTAGGGAAGGTCGAGGAGATTGTCTATGGAAACAACGGAAGTGCTAGTGTAAGCATTGCTAGGAATGCCTGCATTCTGCATCCAGTAACCAATATGAAGGTTGCCGGCACCAGTTCCACCGCCTGCCTGATTGCCAATGAGGTAATTATGAGGAATGCGGAGTCGCTGGTGAATTGGGACAAGTGCCGTAGTGACTATGCCCGAGGCGTTAGTCATGGAGGCTGTGTTCCGAATACGCAGCCCCCATGAAACGACACGATAGTTCTTGATCTTGCCATTAAGGCCAGTCTGGCCGTTAAGAATGGCTCCATTAGCTATCGATGTTCCATCGGGAGTCGTCAAGGTGCTCCCGTTAGAAATGCAGCCACGAGGTGAAACGGCAGGGTTGAAAGGGTTGGCTAAGCCAATGAAATCAATCGTACCGTTAGCATCGGCCTTGAGTGAAGCAAACTCGCGAAGGGCGAGAGTAGCTGTCGGAGCGAAAAACTGATCCGGCACTCGAACTCCGAGAGCATCGGAGGAGAAAGGGTTCAGCAAAGCTCTACGATAAAGTTCAGCATAAGAGATGCCCGACTTGGGCATACTGTGAACGCGAGCTACGGCCGATTGAACAGCCTTTTGCGACGCAGCCGAGGGCTGCTTGGGAGCTGAAGTTGGACGCTGTTTATTTTTCGCAGACCGCGTCCGGGTCTTCGTTTTCTTCGAAGTATTTGTCATGCAGGCCGTTGCCCTCCTGCAAGGTCCAGTTCAGTCGTGGTTCCACGACGATACGTGCGCGATCGTCGATAAAATCGATGATGCGTTGTCTCAAGTCGAGGTCCGGCATATCTTGGATCTCCTTCTTATAATTGAGGTTTGTGCCCCAATCATAAGTGGAGTTCCTGGAAGCCTCCCAGAGCATGCGCTCCCAGGAATGAAGCCAGCAGAGCCACGCGCAACCACTCTCACGAAAAGAGTGCGAACAGAATTCGAAGGTCTCGAGGTTCCCCTCAGTCACTCCACGAAGGGGGAGACCGAAACCAACGTATGCATCTTGAAGTTCCTCAAAGGAAACCGTAGGCCACTCATTACAATCATCGCCACAGCAAAAGGGCGTGGAGCCAACGGCGTAAGCGAGCACGGCTCGAGCTATGCCATTGGAAGTCGTTGTAAGATAGTTGCCAGATCTCTGAACCTTGAGGTCACGGAAATGAATAATCAAGCCGTCGTCAAGATACCCCGGTCGAAGAAAAAGTGTCTCAGACCACCATTCAAGAGCCCTCGCCAGGTACACGCTGGTATTAGTGCAGCAACCACGAATAACATGAGTTGCGCAACTAGCACAGGTGGTGGTGAAGTTCTTTTCCCAACCGCTCACATCAGACACTACAGGAGGCCTGCCGTGCTTACTGCAGAGCTTCTTAAACTGAGTGCCAATCTTAGCAGCATGGTCAGAGTCAAACCCTATTCCTTTCTTTGTACAGAGCTGGGGATAGAGCTCCCCTTCACGCTCTGTGAATCGCTGAAAGAAACACCTCGTGACAAGCTGGTCGACGAGGGAGGCGGAGGCGATGACCCTTGGGAGGGCTTTCCGCTTGGGGTTCGCTTGATTCTTTGGGAAATAGCGGTCTGGGTCCCCGAGCCCGAACTTGATGACTTCAGAAGGAGAGAGCGCACGGTAGTCAATGTCTTGGCTAATGATTCGCCAACATCTTTCTCGGACTTGTTCTCTAATCTCTTCCCCAAAGCACGCAAGGAGTCCGCTATTTTGGCCATCGACGCATCGATAGGGGTATCCGGGTCCCGCTTTGGGGCTGACTTGGGCAACTGCGACTTCATAGATGTCGTTAAAACTTCTTGTGAAGGAATTGTAGTCTGAGCCGTCGAGGGGGAACTGCCATTGACACCCGGCTTCAAGGTAGTCGTTGAGGACTGCCTCTTTGCCGGCCGAGATCGCTTCTTCCTGCTCTGCTGTAAGGTCCACTCTGACTCCTCGGTGGCTATGATATTCGCTGAGGGAGTCGAGGAGGGCATCACTGTCGAGGCAGGGCTTGTGGAACATACCATCTTGGTCTGGGAATCTGTCTCTAAACATGTCGAGGACCTCCTGGTTAGGTTTGTTCTCGCCTCTACGGCTTCGGGTGCTGGTACACTCTCCGATCTTGTAGACGTTTGGACGGATTCTTTCTTCTTCAATATCGAAATTGTAATTGGCGATGTTGTAGAAGAAGTTCCACTGCCCGTGGTTTCCCCCTTGGCGGGACTCTTCAAGGGGGGTCGAAAACCCGCGGACTCACGCACCGAACTGAGGTCGCCGGCGACGTACCTGGCCCGAGTCTCTCTAGCTTGTCGAGTTTCTTGACCTTTGGTGCCGGAGCCGTAAAACCTGCTACGCCTAACACCCGAGCCATCGATTTCCTTGATGGAGCCGCCGGACACAAGGTCGGACAGTGGCTCGAGGATGTCAAGGACACATTCATATATCTCATCAGCAACAACAGCAAGATTGGTGTTGTTCTTAGCCCCTACATGAATAGCGGCGAGAACTAGCTTACCGCCAATTGAGGAGAAACAACCACAACCACTCCAACCAAAAGTGGTGGAAGCTTGATGGCCGACGAGAAAAGGATGTGTAACATCGGGAGTGCATATGACGCCAGAAGACGAGAACAAGCCTTGGGAAGAGTCTTTAAAAGCATCCTTCGGACCAACTAACTTGACAGCATCGCCGCCAGTCAAACAGGTCGCATCTCGAAAGTTGCAAACTGTAGCTGGCTTCGGAGAGCCCATAAGGAGCGGAACTGCTCGACTTATGAACTTATCCGAGGTCACATACACGGCTACGTCAACGGGGTTGGAAGTCCCCAAAGACTTATGGTTAGGAGCGGTGCATTTATACGAATCAAGTATCTTCTCGCAATCACCAAGATCAGCGAATCTCTGACCAACAGAACCGGACGAAGGAGCCCAAGATACGTGGGTGGAGACCTGGGCCACATGGGCCGCAGTGAAGATACAATTGATAAAGGAACCATCCGTTTTTCTGATCTTAGCGAAAGTACCACAACCTCTGTGCTCGAATTCATCACCATTCTTGGTATAAAACCAAAATTGGGTCTTTGCTATTGGATTATCAAACCCATCGCGATCGAGTTTCAAACACTTAGAATTGGACATCGCCATCTCCTTAATAATCTCCTTACCTGCAACACAGTCGTTTTTGGAGGCAATGATTTTAAAACGGGGATAGAAAAGACCAGTAAGAAAACTGACAACAGTAGCCGGGATCATGGCGATAAACCACCAAATGGTCAGGACTAGGTTCATCAAGAAGCGGTACACTGCGAATAGGCTCCACAAAAATGCCGATGCAAGCATAAATGCAAGAACCAAGCCTACAAGCTCCTTATTAACAAATAGCCAAGAGCAAAATTGAAAAAAGGATATTGCAGTATGCGAAACTACCCAACAGGCCGCGAAAAAGGAAAAGTGGACTGACATCTCGATGAAATCGAGGAGGCCACTCGCGATACGCGAAGCGCCATATGCCAGATCCTTAACTTCCGTCTCATAGGTAGACCTAAATAGGTTTCTAATAAGACCTTCGTTTTTCTGAG